TATCTTGTAACTTTTTAAGTTCTTTTAAAACTTCATCTTTTGATAATGCGTCAACCCGACCATGCAATACAGCTTTCTTTTCAATAAGAAGTCCGACTGCTTTCATTCTTAATTCTTCGGCTTTAATTGCCGGTCCCCAACTTCCATCTAATACAGCTGCATCCCGAATTGATTTTAAATCCCGAAGTGAACGATCTAATGTGACATTGTTTCTATGTTGAGCCTCATGCCTTAACTCTTCAATAGCTATCATGATGTTTTTTGATTTCATATTTCTATGAGCCTGGACTGCGGGGTTACTGTAACCTGCTTTTCTTGCAGCCTCAGTTTGAGACATATCATGATAAACGACATTCTCTACAAATTTTTGTTGTTGTTGTGTTAAATTAACTGACAGCCCGAGTTGGTTTTGTTCTACTTCTTCCACCTCAGTTATTTCTATCTTTTCTTCTTCCATGTTGATCACCTAGCGTTAATGTTTGTAAGGGGGTGGGGCGTTAGCCCACCCCTACATATATATATTATATAGGCAAGCTGGACAAGCTGAACATTTCTTTATTTTTCAATGACTTAATCTGCTTGCTCACCTTATAATACCCTGATTGAGCTAGTGGACAAGCACTTTTTTTTATATAACAAAAACAATAACTTACAAGGAAGAGTGCTAGCTCACTGCTCAACTAGCCCAATGAGCAAGTGGTCAAGTGGTCAAGCACTTCATTAAATATATTTTTTTCTTTACTTAGATATTGTCCCATGCTATGACATTCTTCATGGTAAAGGAAGATAAAGAATATAGTGTAAAAGTTTTAATCAATATTGAGTTAGTAACTTCATTTTATGCAAAAGATAATGAAGAGCTAAAAGATAAAGCGTTTGATTTTTTACACGATATGGACCCTATGAAAGCTCACTACATTTTACAATGTGGGAGAAGAACAGTTTTAAAAAGCGAGGATGGATTACAATATGAAAGATTATCACTTAATAAAAAAGATTAAAATATCACAGGCACACTTTAAACGAAAAGGTTTAAAAGTTTCACTACCAACATATAGTTTTCAAAGGAAAGAAAATGAGCAAAAGTCAAGTTGAGGCATTTATATATCATGCTGAATTAGAAAGAGTGGTCGATGGCGATACTATAGATATTACTATTGATCTTGGTTTTAATGTTAAGCTGCACAAACAGAGATGTCGTTTAGCTGGTATTGATACACCGGAATCAAGAACTAGAGACCTGGCTGAAAAAGCGTTAGGCAAGAAAGCGTCCGCACGATTAAAAGCGTTATGCGGGAAGAAATTAAAGATTAAATCATTAGGAAAAGGGAAATACGGCAGAATATTGGCTATACCATATACAGAAGATGGCCAGGATATTTGTCAAATCCTTATTAAAGAAGGTCATGCTGTTGAATATGACGGTGGGACTAAAACAAAAGTATGGGGAGATTATTAAATGAAATTTATATATTACATAAGAAATTTATTATGCTTTAGATTTATGTGGAGTAAATAATGACGATAAAAGTTCTAGACATCAACCCAGACCCTAACGATAAAGTCTTTGGAGTTTTGGTAACTTTTAAAAAGGACGACGGCTCGACTTATAGAAAGTTGTTTGCTCCGTTTTTTGACGACGGCACCTCTGATGATTTTGTCAAAGAGGAGGTCGAGTGGCATCCAAAATACGGAAGAGAAATTATTGAACACGAAATATTATTAATTCATCCAACATTTGTGAAAAAGGGACAAATATGATTATAATGCAGAAAATGTCAGATGAAATTAAATTCCTGCCACTTGCAACAACCGAAGAAGAAGCTATGGCTTCTCTTGCTACTGCAATAAGGCTTTATTCTAAAGAACTTGAAATGGAGTTATGCCAAGGCGTATTCAATAAAGACAAGGCAGAAAGTTTAATGAACCTTTATAAGGTTGTCCAAAACGAATATAATTTTTTAGCACTAAAGAGAGACACGCTACACTAGCGTAGAGGAGAGACATGTTAGATATAAAGATAACCATTAATGGTGTTACGCCATTGATATGTAATAAATTTACAGATAAAGCAGCCCTTGCTGCAACCACCGGAGTTAGCTCTAACAATAGAGGAGAGCCTTTAACACCACATGAACAAGCTGAAGAGAAGTTATACATGGAAAAAAAGAAAGCATGTATTCCTCAGCCAAACATATTAGCAAGTATTATAGAAGGCGGACGGTTCCATAAAATTAAAAACAGATCGGTAACGACAATGCAAAAATCCATGATTCCATCTTGTTTTGATATTAAAGGTATTATGTTACCTATTAAAACAAAAGGATGGGAAGTTGATGAGAGGCCCGTAAGGATACCGGCAACAGGAGGTCGTATCTTGGCATATAGACCTAAATTTAACGATTGGCAGTTGGAATTTGACGCAACACTTGATACAGATATTATTTCCGTGAATTTAATGCGGGAGATTATAGACGACGCAGGGAAAAGAATTGGCTTGGGCGATTACAGACCAGATAGGAAAGGACCATTTGGAAAGTATAAGGTAAATAAATGGCAGGTAAAAAGAAAGCGTTCGTAGAGCCAAAAATTATTGAATTAAGAAAAAGAGCATATGATGACATATATAATATTTGGGTTAAGTTAAGATTAGAAGATTGGCCTTATTGGTCCTGGTACTCAGGTCGATGGGTCTGCATAGGTACAGCGAAAACAAAATCGCTGGCAAGGAAAAAAGCGAAGGAATTTAAATGGGAACAATTAAAGATATAACTGTGCTAGGCGGTGCCCTGCAAATTACGGCAATCCACTGCCCGCCATGGCCACGCATAGCGTTGCACAGCACAGCACGGCAAGGCGAGGTATAAGGTGGGAGTTTACGCAATGACAGAGGAGGTTAAAGTGGACGATGATGATACAATTGTTGAGGTCAACGATCTTTATATAATGATTAGCAAAAGCGATGGCACTAACATGAGACATTATTGGAAAAACGATAAGGATGTATTGTTTGTTCTTAACAGGCTCATTGATATCTACCAGAGGAAAAGATAATGTTTGCGATAAAAGTTATAATTAATATGTTAATTTTTTATTTTTTTATTGTTTTTCTCGTGGGTTGCACTGCTCCTAATGATCCAGGCTGCGTTCCAATTCACATTGGCACAGGCTATGACGAGGATGGAATGACAGAAGCCATATATGTTAATGAAATTGGTTGTCCTCCCGTCTCTGATAATATATACTAACCGCTTGCAACAAAGGAGTAACGATGACAAGGATACATTGGGATAATCAACGCATTGAAAAATTAAAAAAATTATGGGCAGAAGGCAAAACAGCTAAAGAAATAGCTATAATTTTTGGTGATATATCAAGAAATTCTGTTATTGGTAAGGTTCATAGATTAGGTTTAACCTCCCACAGACCGCCACATTTAACAAAAATTACCCTACCTACATATAACTTTATGAAAAAAGATGCAATATCTAGTTGACGGATAGTTGCGAACATACTAGATATGGGGTGCTCCCACGATTATGTATCCCAATATAATTGTGGTTCCTTCGTTGCGAGGGCCGGACATCCTTTCCTTCTTTAACAACATAGCCGGCCCTCATTTTTTTTACATTACATCTTGATTTATTATATGGGAACATATATATAGATATATAAATTAACTAACGAAGGATTTTAATTATGATAAATGAAAATGATTACGAAGAATGTTGGATGACAGAAAACGATCATCTAGCTGAATTAGCTGAAGAAGAAGAAAGAAGGCAAATTGCTATAGAGTCTAGAACTTGTATGCATTGTGGAGCTGGTTTACCTGAAGACAATGAAGGTCAATGCGGTCCATTTAAATGTTGGGGTTTAAAGCACGCTGCAAATAATGCTTGATTATCTTATTCAATAGTTTATATAATATTCCATAACTTAATAGAGAGGTAAAATTATGCCAGATAAAGAATCATATAAAAGCGTAGCCCTTAGAGTAGATTTATATTCTAAGTTAAAAAAGGTTGCTGAAAAAGAGAATAGACCAATAGGTCGTGAGCTCGGTGGTATTATTGAGAAAAGACATAGCGAAGTCTTTCCCAATGCCTAAAGGGCCTACAGACCTTACAAAACTTGCAATAGAAACAAGGAACCTGATAGACAGTCAGCAAGAAGATTTTTCTATTGGTCAAGTTGCTATCATGAACATAATGATATGTATCAGTCGCTTCATTGAGGAGAGAGGTGAGGCGGCTGGCATTGCATTGTTACAAGTATGCACGGCAGCTATTGCTAATGGTCAGCAAGAAGTTGATGTTACGGGTGTACCTGGTTTTATGCCAGAAGGCAGTCAAGAGAATGATGTTGTTTTTGAAATGGAAGATGATCTATTAAGAGAAGACAATGTTGTTTACATGGATTTTAATCAAGACGACGAAAATTAATCCTCCACTAAATAATTTATTTCAGAATTAATACCACGACGGCGACCGAAAAACACTAGGTTTTGATTTTCGTCAGTTATGTAATTTGAAAAGATAATCAATATGTTTATTAAGAGCGTGACAAATAAGAGCCTTCGCTCAGGTAATTTTTGGTTTCGCATGATTGATTGTGAGAATCATCAAAGTCAACGAGCACTCCTTGGTGTTTTAAGGACTTACTAGTCGGGTAAGTTATTCCCTTACTCTCGAAAACTTTGGCAAGTTTTTTAATAGTCGAATACTTGACATCGGCTCCATTCTCAGCCCTTGATATAGTCGCAGGCGATACTCCGGAAAGAGCACATAACTCTCTTGTGGATAACCTTAAAATATTTCGTGAAAATTTTAGTTGACTTGCGGTTATCATGTGTAGTATAAACTCCCATAGTTGTTTCACAAACGGAACAATATATAGCGTAAATAAAGTAAAAAGTAAATTAGATAAATAAATTAATTAGCGAGGTAGAGAAATGAAAAATATAGCGAAAGGGGTTGTGAGTGATTGGGATTCAAAAAACATTGATGACATTGCAAGCGATCCAAAACTTTTAAAAGATTTACATGAGCAAAGTAAATATTTTAAAGGCGTATCTGAATTTTTCCGTAACTTAGAGAAGAAAACATGCGACCGTAAATACGGGCAGCGTGTTGAATCTCGGCTTAAAGGAGATAATAAGGATACAGGCACAGTGGTTTTTGACGAAGAAGGTTTTAGTGTCAAAGCTACTGTGAGAAAGGCAGTAACTTGGGAACCGAATACATTGTGGGAAGCACTGGACCAAATATCGAAAGAGTTTGGATCAGAAGTCGCAAAAAATATTTCTGATGTTACTGTTAAAATCCCAGAGAATAAGTATAAGGATGCAGAAACTAAAGTCCGTCTTATTCTTGACGATGCACGGACAGTTGAGGCTAAAGGTCCTGATTACTATATTAGTATTGAGGAGAAACCTCATGACTAAGAAAGATATTGAAAATATTCTTTCTGCGTTAGGGGAGGCTTTTATTGCGGGTGGTTGTTCTTTTGTTGGTCAAAATAAAATGCAAAAAACTATTGAGGTTGTGCATGTCTTCGACAAAGACAAATTTACACCTGGTATACACCTCCCTTCTGTTCGTATCATCATCGAACCAATTAAAGAAGATGATGAAAAAAATTTAATAAACATAAATCAAAATTTAATTAATTAGAGAGGTAAAACTATGAAAATAATTAAAGCATCAGAACGACAAAGAGAAGATAAAGGGGCTAAGGTTGTCATCGCCGGTAAAGCGGGTGTTGGTAAAACTAGTCTTCTTTATACATTGCCAGACGAGGGGACATTATTTATGGACTTTGAAGCTGGCGATTTAGCCCTTGAAAAGAACGGTGGGTGGAAAGGTGATACTATCCGTCCTAAGACTTGGCAAGAGGCTAGGGACTTTGCATGTTATTACGGAGGTCCTAACCCAAGTCTTGCAGATGATCAGCCATATTCTCAGGCACATTTCGATCATCTTGTTAAGCAACATGGCGATCCAGCAGAGGCAATAAGTAAATATTCAACATTGTTTATTGATTCAATTACTGTTGCGGGCCGTCTATGTTTCCGTTGGTGTAAACAACAAGACGAAGTTTATACTGACAAGACCAGAAAGATTAATAACTTTGCAGTTTATGGTCTACATGGTCGTGAAATGATGGATTGGTTGACACATTTACAGCACATCCGTAACAAGAATATTATTTTCGTCGGCATACTTGATGAATATCAAGACGAATTTAATCAGACCGTTTATTCTTTACAGATTGAAGGGTCAAAAACAGGCAGGGAATTACCAGGCATTGTTGATGAAGTTATTACTATGCACATAAATAAAGATGAGCAGGGTAAAACATGGCGTGAATTTATATGTCATACTGACAATGAATATAATTATCCAGCTAAAGATAGAAGTGGTCTTCTTAATGCGATTGAAGAGCCTCATCTTGGTAAGTTATTAACAAAGTTAATGCCAACTAAGAGCGGTACTGTAACGCAAAAATTTGATCACACAATTCCAACACAAGAAACTAAAAAGAAAGAGGTAGCATAATGACACTAGATTTTAACACAGCCGAAGAACAGTATGATGGACCATCAACTGATTTTTCACCAATACCAGACGGCACAATTGTTGATACAGTATTAACAATTAAACCAGGCGGAGCAGGTCCTGACGGAGCGTTGACACAATCACAACGATCTGACGCACAATATCTGCAATGCGAATTTACGGTAACATCAGGAGAGTTTGAAAGAAGAAAATTCTGGTCAAACTTAACTGTAGCCGGTGGTAGCCTTGATGATAAAGGACAAAGTAAAGCAGGTAATATTTCTAAAAGAACTATTCGTGCTTTATTAGAGTCTTGTTATGCCATTCAACCGAAGGATATGAGCGAGCCAGCGAAAGCTGCGAGAACATTATCATCTTATATGGACTTAAATAATCTATTAGCAAAAGTTGAAGTAGGTATAGAAACCTATAACGACAAAGATAACAATAGGTTATCAAGGGTTGTAACTCCTGGCATGCCAGAGTATAAACAACCATTAGGTCCAGATGGAACAGTCAAGGCTAGTGCTCCCGCACCATCTACACAGACTGATACACAACCCTCCCCACAACAAGTAACTAGCGATCAGTCTGGGGGCGAGAAACCAGCTTGGGCTTAGACAGAAGGTCTTTTCTTCATTGACCTATATTGCAGGCTTGTGGAGTGCCTGTCTGTCACAAACTCCACAACCAAGGGTAGTTTATAATGAATCTAAAAAGGAGAAGGGTCTGTGGGTTATGTTCATATAGTAGGGTTGTGCCTTACATTTTATTTGATAATGTTAATTTTAAGCAGAATGAAGTAGTCGGTTTTTATGGATGTTATGCTGCAATGAAGCTAATGTCTAAATACAATAAGGAAAAAAGAACAATGTCATATCAAGATTTAGTACCAGAGAGAAAAGCAGTTGATGACACTATAAAGGATTTAGCTGTAGTACTAGAAGAGATAGGTTGGAGTACTCCACTATCTGCTATTACTAAAGAACAAATACAAAAAATTATTATCACAACTTTGAACTCTTATCGAGATCATCTCCATGAACATATTGGTGTTGAGGATAAAAAAGCAGAAGATTTTCTTAATGTTAACGGGGTAGAGATACCAACAGAAAGAGGCAAAGTAACAGGTTCTGGTAAAAACAAAAAATACCATGAACCTTTTGATGATGATATACCATGGCTTTAGATTTTAATCCTCCAGAAAATAAAGGAGATGTGAGTGAGATTATTACTCCTTTTATAGATAAAGCTCTTGTTGAAGCTAACAAGAGAGAACCGGAAAGAAAATATTTAGGTGCATCATCTCTTGGCGAACCTTGTAAAAGAAAATTACAATATAGATATATGAAGACTGAAAAGGATGAGGGAAAAGATTTTGACGGAAAGACTTTGAGAATATTTCAAGTCGGTCATAATTTTGAAGAGCTTGCCGTAGCATGGCTTGTGCAAGCAGGATTTAACTTACTTACACATGATAAACAAGGAAGACAATTTGGCTTTGATACAGCCGATGGAGAGATACAAGGACATGTCGATGGCATTATTACAGATGGACCTGTCTCTTGGGAATATCCTTTTCTTTGGGAATGTAAATCCGCTAACGATAGGAAGTTTAAAGAGTTTCAATCAAAAGGCGTAGAGAAAGCAAATGTTGTTTATTACGCTCAGGTTGTTCTGTACCAGGCTTACATGGGCCTAATGGATAACCCTGCTCTTTTTACAGTTGTCAACAAAAATACTCAGGAGATATATTTTGAAAAAGTACCGTTTGATGCTAAAGTGGCTCAGCGAGTGTCAGATTCAGCAGTTAGTATTTTAAAAGCCGTTGAGAACAACGAACTGATGCCTAGGGTTGCGGCGAAGAGTGATAGTTTTTTATGTAAATGGTGTGAGTTTAAAAACAAATGTTGGGATAATATAAATGAACGAAGAGAAGAGCATACTGGACTTCAACCCAAGTGGGCGTGATAAGCCAGAGAAATTTGATGTAAAGGGATTCAAAGATAGAGCACGAGGCTCAATAAAAAGTATATTTACACACATGTTTCCTCAAGGAAAAATGAGAGGAAACGAATTTATTATAGGCGATTTAAATGGAGCTCCAGGAGACTCCTGTTCTTTTAATTTAGATAAAGACGGAGTTGGTAGCGAATTTAATGGTGGTCAATCTTTCAGTGACTTTATTGATGTATGGCAAAAAGTATATGGATGTAACTTTGCTGAAGCTGTTAAAGGTATATCAGAAAAATTTTCTATCCCTGTAATTAATACAGCACCTAAGCCAACACCAAAACCTCAAACATTAGAATACAAATATTATGATCGTAACAATGATTTGATATGCACTGTTATGCGAATAGAGTCTGGCAATGGAGAAAAAACTTTTAGACCTCGTTTAGTTACAGGGGAATATAAAATGCCTGAGATTAGACCTCTATATAATATACCAAACATAAAAGACGCTGATACAGTTGTCTTTGTTGAGGGCGAAAAGTGTGTTGATTATTTATCTAAGAAAAATATAGCAGCAGGAAGTGCTATGGGTGGTGCTAATACTAATTTAGATAAAACAGATTGGAGTGTGCTCACAGGTAAACATTTGATTATATGGCCAGATAATGATGATGCTGGCGTAAAATACGCTCAAAAGCTCTCTAAATACCTTGTAGATATATGTTCTTCTATCAGAGTAATAGATATACCAAGAGAAAAGAAAAAGGGTTGGGACGCTGCTGACGCAATAGAAGAAGGTTATGACATTGATGAATTACTTAGAACGGAAGGTTCTTCGCCTGTTAACCTTTTAAATAGCTCATTATCTGTTAAAAATTTAGTGCAAGGAGAAGCACCTTCTTATGAATATTTATTAGAATCAACATTACCTAAAGGCGTTGCCGGTATTTTAGCGGCATCAGGGGACACAGGTAAAGGTCTTTTGACTTTAGACTTGGGTATGAAGATAGCATATGGTAATATCGGCATCGACACTGCCTTTGATGCTACAATAGTAAATAATGGCAATGTCGTCATTTTAACCGCAGAGGATGAAAAAGATGAAATACATAGACGAATTGAAAAACTGGACACTGAAGGTCGTAGATTTAGGGAAACAGGGTGTGAATTATATACTGTCCCTTTCCCAGACCACGGTGGAGTTACTCCTATCGTTGCAATCGAAAACGGTCGACCTGTTATCACAGATGAGTGGCGGCAGATTGAGCGACAATTATTGCAAATGGATAATTTGGCTCTCGTTGTTGTTGATCCTCTTGCTAGTTTTGTTCTAGCAGATATCAACGCTGACCCTTCACATGGTGCATTCGTAACAGGATACTTTGCAAGTTTAGCCACAAAGACTAAAGCTACATTTCTCATGGTCCATCATATGACCAAGATTGATATGAAGTATCCTGTTCGTACACCAGAACATGCAAGAAATTTAATTAGAGGAACATCGGCACTTGTTGACGGTGTTCGTTTTGCTATTGGTTTATGGCCCGCTCCAGAAAGTGAGGCTAAAACAGTCTGTCATAAAATGGAGGTTCCATTTAAAAGGAATAAAGTTATTTATGGTGCCGTTGTTAAATCTAATGGTCCTGTTAATAGAGAGGTTCGTATCTTTGTTAGAGATGAAGAGTCTGGTTTATTAGAAGGAACTTCACAAGATATATCTGTTGTAGACGAGCAGGATAAAGTTATAAGACTTAGAAGCCTTGTTCAAATAATTAAGTTAGCAGCACAAAAAGGTAATCCTTTTACAGTTACAGGCGAAGATGGTTTTGTAGCTCGTGAGGGCGAAATGCCTCCTGAGTTAAAAGGTGTATCTCAAAGTACATTCAGAAGATATGTATCAGAACTTATTGACGACAGAAAAATTGTCCGTGCAAGACTTAAAGAAAACACAGGTCAAGCAAAATACCTTGATGTACCTGAAGGGCCATTTGCTCATGGATATGGGGAATTGAGAGCAGGTAAAGTTACCTAGCTAGTGGGTTATCGTTATTGCCGAGCTTATCAATCCTGTCCTCTGTTCTATCTAATCTCTGTTCTATGTTGTCGACCTTTGTCGATAGTTCAGCAATACTTGTATTAAGTGGGGTTAAATCAACTGCTTTAATTTTCTTCTTCTCAATATTATCGAGACGCAAATTGAACTGTCCCCAGGTGTAAAAACCGCCACCTATAGCAGTGATTACCCCTACTATGGTGATGTACTGTTGTAATTTAGGCAAGATATTTTTCATTATTTACTCCATATATATTTCTTGACATTACTTTTTACCGATATACAGACCAAACCAAGCAGCTCCAGCACCTACAATTACAGATACAAAAGCTGATTGTGAGTTAGTTGGGTCAGGTAAAGTCATAAACCAATCACATGTTTTATAAAACATAATGCCATATAATGTTATTAATATTCGTGGAAAAACTCTCCACTTGTCAAAGCCTTCAGCGTTGTTATACCAAGACTTTTTTTCTACTTGTACTACTTTAACTTCTTCAGACATTTAAGACCTTACAGTTACCTGGTGTTCTATACCCCTGTATCTACCCAGCTGAGAACTTATCTCGTGAACTGTTACTAAAGGATAATCAAGACCTCTATATTTTTTATCCAGACCCTTTTCTTTATGAAGCAAAGGAAACTGAAAAGTTTTTAAATTTGTTTTGTATGTTCTTTCTGTCATCTAAAAAACTCCATGTTTTGTGTTTGTATCAAGTTAGCTTGTTGATCTAAGTTTGTTCCTACCAAGCTATAATATCCGGTTATATTATCATCTAAAATTACATTTGCATATATAGTTCTTGGTTCATACCAATTTGAACCATCTGGTATGTTCATATTTTGATAAGCATTGAACCCAGCTGAATAACCCATATAAGCCAATAAGTTAGCTTGCCCTTGCGTGCTGTATTCTCCAGACTCGCTTTGGCTTCTTTCGTTTTCTTCCTGTTGAGATTGTATATTCTGAGCTACAATTTGGTCTGCTACTTGGTCTGCTTCCGATGCAGTCATAACAGAAGATGTAACGCTCTCTATCTGGTTCTCCATAGTTGTTACTTGGACCTCAGCCATAGCAACAGATGGTGTATTATCAACACCAGGCATTGGCATTACAGTAATAGATTGCAATACAGTATTAGTCTGCACTTGATCAGCAGCAACTTGGTTCGACACGGTAGGTGAATTAACATTCCCTACTGTCGTACCAGAAACGCTTACAGAACCACTGTTATTACTGTCATTACTTGTGCTATTTGCTGATGTGTAACTACCTCTAACAACGCTTGTAACAAGGTCAGAGACAAGGTTTCTTGTTGTTATTATATTTCTTCTCGTAGCTCCTTTTTCTTCTTGCTCTTCCTCTACTTCCTCTGGTGTTATTTCTTCTATAGCTTCGTCTAATGCCTCTTCCTCTTCCTCTATTGCTTCCTCTTCATCAAAAAACTCTTCTACAACTTCAGCAAATTCTTCCTCAGAAATTTCTTCTTCCATAAACACAAGAAAGTCCTCTTCCATTCTTTCGTGCACTTCTTCAAAATGTTGAATAAATTCTTCTTCTTCAATTTCGACTATTTCTAAAAAGTCGATTTCTTCCAAATCAGGCAATGGATCAAAATACTCAATATCATACTCGCCATCAAGATGTATAAATAATGTATCATCTTCTAATTCAAACTCTTGACTAGGTTCAATATCGTTAAAGATAAGAAAAGTATCATCATAATGACCATCATCACTCCAATCACCGTCATCCGCAAAAATAACTGAAATGGCGAAAGGTTGTTCATCTTCGTCCATATCGAATCCGTAAAATGTCGTATCTTCATCATATCCATATATTATATCCTCACTTATCCCATAAAGATAGTCATCATCCTCAAAATTGTTGCCTAAATCATACACATCACACAGTGTAGAAAAGCTAGAATCAATTAAACATTCAGAGGAAAGGTTGCTAAAAGACTCATCAATAGCTGTACTTACACTAAAATCATCTGTCTCAATAAAAGTTGTACTATTAGTGTCTTCATACCGCATATAAGTTAAAGCTTCATTGTTGCCTTGGATTCCGATGGTCAAATCGTGATTCTGGATACGAAGCTCATCGTAGCGAAAAGCAATTTCATTAGTCGTTTCATATAATATAGCTTGGAAAGTACTTTTTAACCCATTACTGTATTCAGAAACATTGTCCCACATGATGACAAAATATTGATCTGTATCTGCTGTTTGTCCAAAGGTCTGTATGTAGGGAGATTGATTGCCACTAGACCTTCTAATAAAATCAGACCATGCAGGAAAGACAGAATAGTTAAATGAAGTAGCTGGGAGCGTTTCCGATCTGTAATTTCTTACCCTTGGCACAGAAAAATTTGACTGGAAAGTAAAGAACCCGTTCATAGATATATTTACTTGAGAGAAGGTCTGATCATAAAAGGTAAAATCGAAACCGATATTTTTCATCCCAGACATCGAATCGTCGCCGAGGCTTAATCCTTGGCCAGTTCCAGTTATATCAATAACAGGATCAGAACCAATTGTGAATACAGGGTCTGTCGCCCAGGCAGATGTCGTTAAAAATAATAGTGTAATTAGCCGGAACATATCTTGTGCTTAGGATACTTCTTACAGAAGTCGCCTTTTCTATATGCTTTTATTTCATAACCAGTAAGTTCTTTTTTTACTTCGTCCCAGTCTGGTCTGTCTTCTGGATTTTGTTCCCATGCAACTTTTGCCTCTTCACCTATCTTACCTTTATACGGGCAGGGACTGCCGGCTTGCATCATCGAACGCCACACGCGAGCATCCTCACAAAGTAATGCAACGGCTGCGACCTTCATCCCCATATCATAGAGACCTTTGGAAAGTTTTAAGCGTTCGCAGTTTTCGTCTCGTACACTTCTTCCGGTAGATATACCAAAGAACTGTGTTTGGACTGCCGATGAGGCCCCCGAAGTGCATAGGTCCTGGGAATAGGACATGATGGAAGGAGCCACCGCTGACGGAGGCGGACTTTTAACTCTTTGTGTCACCTTTTGTGAACTTTGGCTTGTAGAATTATTTGTGTTCACATTTTGTGAAGTATTGTTATTTGTGTTCACATTTTGGTTGCTCGTTGTAACATCGGAAGTTGATGAGCTGACATTGTTGTTGTTGTTAGTATTTGTTGAAACACTTGTTGAATTGTTCGTATTCAAGTTGGTATTTTCTGATGTAGAGTTGTTAGTTATCAAAGAAGTGTTGTTAACATTTTGCGTCTGATTAATCGTGCTTGTTACCGTTGATGTGTTCACATTTGTATTGTTCGATGTAGAATTATTAGTCTGAGAAATTGTCGTGTTGTTGGTATTAAAATTAGTATTCGTGTTCGTGCTAGTGCTTTGATTTACATTGGTATTATTATTGGTGTTGGTATTATTGCTAGTAACAGTAGAAGTCGTCGTAGTCGTATTTGTTATGTTGCTGTCCTCAGCTATAACAATAGAACTAACAACTGCTACTGATACAAAAATAATTAAAAGGTCTCGTAAAGTTTGTCTCATTTCTCATTTCTCTTTACTCTCCTCTTTCTCTGATTTACACACGCCTTGACACTTATAGTCAACCGTTTTCTGTTCTAAAGGCACTTCTTTACAACATTTTTTTTCTTCATTAGAAATTAACATTTGCTGCTAATGCTCTTAACTGTTCTGGTGAAATGTTTTGAGGTGCTTTTTGTACGCCACTATAATTAGCAAGGTCTATAATTCCTCCACCACCAGCTTGTTTTTGTTTAGCTAATGTTTCTAAATCACCTATCAATGATTTATAAAAATCTTTTCCAGCATTTTCACCTTTAAATGTTCTTCTATAAATATTACCACCGTCTCTTGTTGATTGATCTTTTCCATCAAAATAATCTAATCTTTGTCTAAATCCTGTAACATCTCTGTTACCAATGTTATATGCAAGACCATCTCTACCACCATAGTTAACTTGAATATCACCTTTTAAATCAACGCCATATTGTTTTTCAAGTTCTTGAATTAATGGAATAATTGGTTCCATTATTTTCATAGTTTGATCTACATTTTCTTGACTATATTTTTTACCCTCCATACCAAAACTTAATGGTTTAAACTCATCTAAGTCAATTGATGTGTAGCCTGTTTTGTTAGATGGTTTTTTGTTCATTAAAAGGCTAGCAACTAAAGCTGCACCTGCGAGCCATGGGGCTGCTGCTCCAAGCCATGTTTGTGTTCCAGCTGCTGTTGTAGACAATCCAGTTATACCAGAGGCTCCAGCTCCCGCTAAAGTTCCAAGCCCAGATGCTAAAGATGGATCGTCAATAAAGTCAGCTAAAGATAATACACCACCAACAGTTCCGAGAACATTACCTATACTTGTTATACCTTGACCAGGGTTTCCGCCGCCTAAAAATCCAGTAGCATTCGATCCAGTTCCTGAAACACCAGGAATCCAAGATCGAGGTGCGTTAAAGAAATTTCCTACTTGCTGGAAAAAACCAGGGTCGGCATCTGTAAGGTTGGGCGTTTGACCAGAAATATATTGATTAGCTGTTGGAGCTAAATCACCACCAAATACACTTGGTTTTCCTCTAATGTAATTCCAAAAATCTGCTATTTCTGCTCCTGGTTTCATCATAGCCGGTGAACCATTAGCATTTAACAAAATGTTTTGTGTGCCTCCTGCCATTGCAGGAGCTAAATTAGAACTTCCTAGTGCTTGACCTAAACTTCCAATACCTGATGCTATAGCTGAATCTATTGGTCGAGCCCACTGTTCAAGTGCTCCACCTTTTTCAAAAAATCCTTTATCATCTTTAAACCAATTTAAAGGATTTAAAGAACCCATATTACCTTTCATTGATGCAAAACCAAGAGTTGGTAATCCAGCATAATCTAATAATGTTCCAACACCAGTAGTAGCGGCTCCAATTTTTAAGGCATCTTTTACTGCGTCTCCTAATGATGGAGTTCCAAAACCCATTGTTCCAGATTCATAACCTAAATTATCCATAGGATTATAACTTTGCACTGGTGTGTTACCTGCAAGACCTGGAGGTGTGCCTCCAAAAGTTACACCTTGTCCTGTTCCTAATCCTACACCTGGCCTTAAAGGAACACCTTTATAATTAGGGTCTGCATAAGCATAAGAAGGAAGACCGCTAGTAGGTATTTTTGCACTTCCTCTTGGGTCTCTTTGTAATAATCCTACAATATCAGAACTTAAAACATTTCTTCGTGAAGGGCTTCTATATCCGTAAGCAGAAGATGATTTTGGAAAAAGCTGTGGATTAGTTAAAGGTGGCATTTATCTTCTCCTCACCAAATCTTGATTTTTTGGGTTGTTTCCAGCAAGAGCCCTTCGTCTATCTATTTCTGTAAATATTGTATCATCAAAAGTTTGAACATTTGGAAGTCTAGTTGGAGTTTTATATCGAGATGAAAATTTTCTTGAGCCACCAGTAAATTGATTTACAAGATTATTAGCTATATTAGGACCAGCTGCTAATACTTGCGAACCTGTGTTTGCTAGTCTATCGGCTATGTTTGATGTTCTTTGTTTAATACCTTGTGCATCTCTTATTTTTTTTATATCAGTTGCAGACGGACCCATTCTATCTCTATCACCTTGTCTATCTCTAGCTGTAAGGTAAGTTAAATCTCTTAAAGTTTTTGCTGTTATTTGTCTGCCTAATTCACCTTTTGTTAAAGTTTTTTGCGGCAATGCTGATTTTGCTAAAATTTTCATAAATTCAGGTTTTAACATTAGTTTGCTTAATGCAACTATAGCAGCACCAGCTAAGACTAAACTTGCACCACCAGTAATCATTGCTGCATTAAGACCTAATAAACCTCCAGCTATTGCCATAGGAGCTCCTGCAACTTGCATAGCAAAAGCAGCAGCAACAATACTTCCCATGCTAGTGCTTTTATTTGATTTTTTTGCTGCATTAGAAATTGTTTTTAATGTTTCAAAAGGATTTTTTCCTTTAAAACTTCCCTTACCTCCTGTTCCTTTAAAGACGATGTTAAATCTTTTTGGGTCCATATTACCTATTACTCTTTGAACATTAGCATCACTAAATAAATCAACAACGCTTTGAAGTGTTATTTGGTCAGTAGCATCTAAACCTTCAAACCCAAGGTCTTTTATAAACTTATCCATAACACGAGATTGAAGTTGTTCTAATTCTTCAGGTGCCATTTTATTAATAACTTTTTCAATATCTTTTGTAGACCTATCTTTATTAAATAAATCATCAACAAATTGATTAAAATCAGAATCATTTGTTAATTTATAATCTTGATCTCTTAACTTTGTTATAAATTGATCATTATTCCACTTATCTAAATCTCTTTGAGCTTTTGAAAAATTTTCTAATGCTTCATCTAATCCTTGTGGATTAGCGTCATTAAGCACACGATTAACTTGTGCTAAACCATTTTGTAATCTATTTGCAATATCTGGTGGCACATCAATACCTGATACAACATTGTCAAGTTTATTAGAAAAATCTAATAATTCTTTTGCTGTTTTTTCACCAAATATAGTTACAAGAGAACTTTTGGCTCCAGGTTTTCCTACATCATCAACTCCTAATTCATCAATAACTTTTCTAATATTTCTTAAACTTAATTGTCCTTCTTCATTAATCATTCTTCTAAGCGTAGCTCTTTTAAGTTCATCTCTTACAAAATTTTCTATTTCATCAATAGACATATTACTATCAACAAAATTAATTTTATCTTGTTGTGCTAATTTATCAGCTGGTCTTGATCCAGGTTTAAACACTGCTTCAGCAACATCACTATCCATTGGACCACTTTGTATTGCATCGTAAGCAGTTTTTTGAGCACCTGTTACAGTTCTAATTGGTTGACCTGCATCATCAAGGGCAATATCAAGATATTCATCAGGCATTTGTTTGCTTGGTTGATAAATAGATTTTCTTTGTTTTTTAATAGTTTCAGTAAAAAACTTCATAAAAGATTCTAAACTTTCTGGATTGTTTGGGTCTAATAAAACATCTATTAAGTTATTATAATTTACCTCTCCGTCAGCAACCCTTATTGCTAATTCTCCTAAACCATACTCTTCAAATATTTTCATTTGATTTTTGCTGTCAATCGTTATGTCTTTAATAGCAGCATTATATTCATCCATTTGAGATAAACCCTTACTAATAAGATTTTTATCAGCTCCAGGTTTCGCTTTTATTTTTCCGGCTCTTGCTTGATTTATTGCGTTATCTAATGCAGCTGTTGCAATATCATTATCTTCAATAGCAGCGTCCCACAATTTTCGTGTATCAAATTTAGAACCTTGTACCCCATCTAAAGAAATTTTTCTCATTTGCTGAATAAGTAAATTAGATTCTGCTGGAGATATGTATAATGGTTTAATAACTTGTCCAGTTTCAGGATCAATATTATCCCAAATTTTTGCTAAAGGGCCTCCTTCTTCAATTATTACATCTTTAAAAGAACCTTTTACTTTTGCTAGTTCTTGAGAAATTCTTTGAGTTCCAATAAAGTTTTGAGAACCACCAGTAGTTACTAAAAGAACATCTCCATTATCACCAATTAAAAATCTTAAATCTTCTACATTTTTATTTCCTTTTAAACCTTGTAAATAATTCATTGAATTATTAGTTATGGCACTAGAACTTCCTTTTATATCGTTAATTCTAGCACCCATGGTATCTAAAGCCTCATCTAAACCAACAAATAATTCATCAACATTTTGAAGACCTTTTCTACCTAGCACCTCTGCTGTTTTCATTGCTTCCACACTACTTAAAGCAACAGCTTGATTAATAGTGTCATACATATCTGCTATATCATTTATTGGGATTTCACCTTTTTGCGATAACCTTAATAAAGCTCCTAAACCATCAGCCGCAGCAGCTCCAAGATTTGCTCTATGTGTTTTTAATGCCTTTTGTAAAAGTTTTCCTTCTCCATTAAGGTGCATTTGAAGTGTTTCAATTAATTCTTTATCTGTAAAATTTTTTAATTCAGACGGAAATTGTTCTTTAAGTTCTTTAAGTGCAACTCGTGCATTTACTTTATCTCTTGTAAGATTACCTTTTCCTATAGCATCTATAGCCGCCATAATTCTTCCTCTTACAGGAGATTCCATTTCATTAAATATATCAACAAGATAACCTCTTTGTACTCTATCCATAATACTGTTTTCGTCAGCTTTTAAAATTCCTGTTTCTTGCCAATTTTTATACGCCTGTTCTCCATAAACTTCTTTTGTAAATTTTGTAGCACCCTTTGTTTTTATAGCCGTTTGTATACCTTTACCTGCTAATTGTCCTAACACTGCAAAACCTCCAGCTAATTTTGCTTCCGTTATACCTCTTGCTTGAATATCTTTCCATGACTCTTCACTAATACCTTTGCGTAATTGTTCTGCTTCAGCTAAAACATTACCAACATATGCTCCGCCAGCAGCACCTGCGGCATTAGCAGCTATTCTTGTTGTAGGTCTTACAATATTCATTGTTTTCCCTAAAATACTTGCTAATTTATTTGCTTTTCCTAAATGACCTTTTCTGAGTAATCTTCCTATGGGGCTATTAGATGTAGCTACCTTTCTAAAGCCAGCATCCGCTGCTACTTCACCAACTACTGATGCAGCTAAAACTTCTCCAAACTCTCCAAAGAAATCAGAAAAATCTTCTGACTCAAATCTTTCGGCATCTATTGCAAGAAGATTAGAACCTTCTTGACCAATTTTACTTCTGCCTTCTTGTGTTAAAAGAAAGTTACCCATCTTATCAACGATATATCCATTTTTTCCAACTTCTTTATCTAAAAAATTAACTTTTTCTTTAAAGTTATTTGTTCCAGAAAAACCCATTCTAAAAATATCATTGTTAACACCAGTCTTATAATCAGCTCCTCTAAAGCGACCTCTGCTGTCATAAAGTTTGTTTGATATTCTTCTTTGAGGTGTTAAAGAATTACTTCTTTCTTTTGCATAATTAACAGCTTCTTCTTCTGATTCAAATAAAGGAATATCTCTTCCTGTTAATGGGTCTTTAGCTCCGTTTCTTTTTACAAAATCTTCTAAAAAACTTACATCAAATTGACCACCTTCAGTATTTACTGTTGGCATAGTAATCCACTTACCATCTTCAGTTTGAAAAGTTGTGGATTTTTCAGAATAATTTTCTCCAGTTTTTGGGTCTTTATATATTTTTCTACCGGCGTTAGTTTTTAAATCAGAAGTTTGTTTTCTAATGCTAGGTTTTTTTCCTTGTAATTGATTGCGAAGTTTAGCTTCTTCTGTTTGAGTTAAATTTTCTGATTCTTGAATAACTTTTATATATTCACCATTTGAATCTTTATAATATTTTTCAACAGCCATTAAGAGCCTCCAGCTACATTAATTGTTCTTATAACTGCATCTTTTGGAATATCAGAAGCACTTACAGCTTCAAATTTAAATCTACTAGATTGAGGAATTGAAAGTCTTGTCCCACCTCTTTTTATTTCATCAGAAAGCCCTTTTTCTATTTCTAAAACCTCATCCATATATCCACTTTGTTCAGCTTGTGCATAAAGAGCTTGTAAAGCTGTATTAGCGTTTTGAGATGGTTTTTCAAATATATGAAGTAGTTCATCTAACGCTATCCAAGCAGATGTCATATCTGTAGTAGTACTTAAAACATTAACAATATCATCGGCTCTTTTTCTATCAGCGTCAGATATTGTTCTATTAGATTCACCTAATAATGTTGTAATGTTTTGTGCAGTAAATCTTTTTGCCCATCTACTCATAACTTCTGATGCTACTTTTTGTGATTTTTCAGTTAATACTGGTTGCCCAAATTCATCAGTTACATCAATAACTTGACCATAAGTTGGAGAAGTTTCATCATCATCTATCATTGTTTCAAATTCTATTTCTACATCTAATCCTCTTGATGTTCCGGATAATGCATTTATACCTCTAATAACATCATTTACTCTTTGAGCTAAACCTATTGTATCAGGTCCTAATAAATTTCTTATCTCTTCAATTTCGCCTTGTGTTTCTTCAGTGTATCTTTCAGCTCTATAAATCTCAGCCATAACTGGTGCTAAATCTAAATCAGCAGTAAGTCTTGTGTTTCCTTGATCATCCTCAAGTAACCTTACTTTGTATTCTAATCCTTCATTAGAATTTCTAGAATACATGCCAGGAAGTTTTATTCCATATGCTTTTTTATGCATAAGTGGAGACGCACCACCTTCTGCCTGCATATCAGCGTAATTTTTTTCTATTTTAGAAAGAGTTAACGCATTATCTAATTGAGCTTTTTCTATTTCTAATGCGGTTGGCCCTGCTGGTATTCTTCCAGCTAACATTGCTTCTCTCATAAACTCTTCATCATTTAAGTTTGCTGGACCAAATTCATAACCAAGACTTTCTAATTGTCTAGCTTCTAATGGAGTTATAGCTGTAGGAGTCATTTGCCATTCTTCACCAGGCTTTCTAAACGCCATTCTTTGTGAATTAGCAGCTTGCTGATCTTCGTATTGCATTTCTGCTAAAATTTTAGCATTTTGATAATTAGACATTGTTTTACCTGGGTCATTATAATCTATAGGTAACATTCTAGCTTGTGCTTCTGCGTATTGCTCTGCTCTTGGTGTTTGAGAACTTTCAACAGCATCTTCACCATAACCAAAAGTACCTTCTGAAATTTTACCACCCGCATATCCACCGCCACCTGCAAGTGGTAATAAATATCTTGGATTTTTTGTAGCTAAAGTCATTCCTATCCCACCTACTGCACCAACAGCTTGTCCACCTAATTTTGCTAATTTTTGAAAACCAGTTGCTTCTTTAGCCGGTAAATCTTGTCCTCTTAATAATTGTATATCTTGTAATAAAGAAGCCTTAGAATTTATTGGTGGAGTTGGGTCTGCTTGTAATTCAGCAATATCCATATTTTTTATAACTTCAGCCGCTTCACCAGTTCTACCCGTTTGTTCTTTAAATACTTCATATAACAAAACATTGCTCTCAGGATTACTTTCAATACCAATTTTTTCTTTTGTTATAGGTTGAATAAAAGATACATTTCCATCATCGTCTGTTTCTGTATTCTTTTTTATCCATTTTTTAAAATCTTTAGCATCATCAAATTCTGCTAATTCATCTTTTTTTACTTCTTTTGGTTTTTTCTTTTTTTCTTGTCCGGATAATGCAGTTATACTTTTTGTAAGATTATTTAATCTATCTTGTATTTCTAAAGGTTGAGAATCTGGAATGATAGCATCAGTTCCACCACCTGCAAGAACAACATCTTTTGGTAAATTTGCAGAACGCTTTTCAGCATTATCCATAGCGTTAATAACTGATGGCCCAACCGCTCCTAAACCTAAAATACCCATTGCTGCTCTTCCCATTGGGGAAAGACCTACTACTCTTCCAGCAGGACTTTTAGCAAATTTAGTTGCCATATTTAATATTTTTGGCTTTATGATTGGTGGGTTATTCATGGTTAGAATCCTAAATAATCAAAAGCTGTGTTAAAAAATCCTCCTCCAGGACCAGCTACTCCTGTGGGGAATTGAGAAGTAAAAGATGGATTACCAAATGTTTGTTGCATTGGGCTTGGAGCTGGTTGTTGCATCATACCATAACTCATTGTATTAGGAGACATTCCTAAGAACCCTTGTTGATACGCAGTTCTATTTAATGGGTCCATATATATGCTCATAGCGTTAGCTCTTTGCGTATCATAAACAGCTTGTTCAAAAGCTCTTGCTCTTTGTCCAGCAGAAGTTAAAGCATTAATGTCATTAAATTGTAATCCTTGTAAATTATTACCATATTGATTAAATGTATTTCCAAGTCCTGACATAACTGGGGCAAAGTTTCCTAATCCTTGTCCAAGTTGAGCAAAACTACCTCCCATTCCACCTATTCCAGTAGAAAGATTGGAAAGAAGGGCCGCTAAACCACTTCTTGTTTGTCCAAAGGCTTGACCTAAATTAGCCATAGTTGGGGCACCTGTTCTTAATGCTTGTTGTTCTAAGTTAAATTGATTTTGTGCTTGATTAAATGCTGTACCTAATCCTCTTTCAAGAGCATCTTGTCTTGCTTCTTGTTGTTGTTTTTGTAGTTGTAAACCTAATAAACCTGCTCGTGCAGAACCTCTTAAACCAGAACCGGCAACTTGAGTATTTAAGTCTGTTATTTTTTGATTATAAAACTCATCTATATCTTCAAGTTGATTTTCTAAAACAGCATTAACATATGGATTCATATAATAGTTAGCTGCTCTTTGATCAAAAGAACCAAGCCCAGCGTTAAGCATATTAATTGCTTCGTAAATTCCTCTTTCAGTTGGTTGTAATCCACTTCTTGCTAAATTAGCAGCGTCTCTTTGCCCTCTAACTGCTTCGCTATAAAGAGGATAAGCATCTCTCATTACAGCAGCACCTTCTCCAATAAAAGGAAGGGCACCTTCAGCTAATTCTACTCCCCTATTAAAGTAAGGTAAATAAGAACCTACTCCTACTGAGGTTAAATCTAAAGCTCTTTGCTCTAAAGGGTTAAATGGAGCAATTTGAGTTGTAAGTGCTTCAATTGGAGGGGGATTAGAAGAAACAGCATAGGCTTGATTAAATAAAAATTCTTGAAGAGCCCTTATATAAGGGTCAGCCATTTGATATGCAACCTCACCTTGAGGTATATAATCTGTTGCGAGAGGTAATCCCGTTGTAGATGTTTCATCAACCATTATGCATTCTCCAAACTATTCATTAACTCATACATTTTTCTTACACCTTCTGCTCTACTTCCATTACCTGCTCCTTTAACAGCTTTAGCTGTCATAACAAACTCACCATCTGATAATCTGGCTGGTATAGAATCACTTGTTCCTGTTCCTGGACCATTAGCTGCTCCACCGTTTATTAAATTAGCTACACCACCAGCGGCATAACCCATTCTAGGTGTATTAATTGGAACATTAGGTTGTGCGTAAGTAGGATATAATTGATTAGGATCAATTGTTTTAAATTTTCCACCTAATTGATTTTGTATATCCATTCTCGCTTGTGCGTTTCTTGCTTGTATATTTGTTTGTGCATTTCTAATTGGTAAATTAGTTGGCTGTTGTAATGCCTGTACTAACATCAACATTCTTATAGATTCTGGTTTTAATTTACCATCATCATCATAGACATCAGATTCTCTATCATTTAATTTTGCTATAAAATTAATAATATCTTCATCACTAATTTCTGTCATACCAGAATCATTTTTTATTTGTTCTTTATATGGATTGTTAATTATATCAGCGTAAGTGTTTGATGTTTGATCAAATTGACCAATACTTCCCATACCACTTGATAAACCAATATTAGGAATTTGTTCAAAACCACTACCAAGTAGCTCAGAACCTAAGTAATTTTTTAATTGCATATCTGTATATTGATCAGCTTGAGGGAAACCTAGTGCATCCATTAATTTACCTTGAGCATACATTCCTGCTACATTTGATAATGTATTTTGTAAATTTTCTGAATTTCCAGCTAAAGAAGTTATACCTTGTCCTATGTTTTGTAGACTAGGCATAGCTTGTGCTTGACCAGAGCCAGTTAATGCATCCATAATATTTCCTGCATTATAACCACCAATACCACCTGCTATTCCTCCTCCTAAAAGACCTAAAGTACCACCTGCTAATCCTCCTATACCTAATCTTGGAAATAATTTACTTCCTAATTTTCCTCCTAATTTTCCAAGCAATCCACCACCTAAAGTTGTTCCCGCTATTGTTCCTAGTGCTCTTCCGTAATTACCTTTTTGAAAATCTTTACGAAGACCACTTTTAGGGTCAGCTAATGTTGGAGCTAATAATAGACCTGAATGAACATAAGGACTTTTTAATGGGCTAAGTGCTTTTCCCATAAATCCGCTGAGACCAGAAAATTGACCAGCTTTTGATGCTGCTTTACTTGCCCCTGCTCTTCCACCAAAAGGTCCAAACACTTTTTTAGCATTACTCCATAAAGCTGGAAGCCCTCTTTTTGCAACATGAGGAACCACTGCTCTTGCTCCTATTAATGCTGGTAATCCTGCTGATGCTATGATTGCTGGTAAAGGCATTATGTTATCACCACTGTTACTGTTCCTAATGAACTAGTGGCACTTACCCCTGTCGGGTAAAACACCGGTTCATACAAATTTCTCCAAGCATTGCCATCGTACGCTTGATGTACTTCGATCGTTGTATTGAATATTAACCCACCTGGACTAAATTTTCTACTATTTCTTTCCGTTGTTGTGTAGGAAGGTACTACATTTAAGTCCAATTGAAAAAGGTTTTGTTCAATTGTTCTCACTAACCTATTCAAAGTATTGGCATCTACATCATCTTTATTAAATCGAGGAAGAGAAGAGAAAGCCTGTCTTATGTCATATCTTGGCATTATTGTCTCCCATCTGGTTTAACATCTAATCGTGTAGAACCTAATCGCCATCCTACACCTAATCTGTTTGCTGTATTTTGTGAACTATCATTGTGACTTGATACTTTTAAAGCAAATTGTCTACCACGCCCTCTAATATTCTTAACTTGTGTTTCTGAGTCAACTGCAACATTTGCATCGGTAACAAGATTTCCACCTGGTGCATCACGCATTCGTACAAGTAAATCAACAGTTTGTGCACCTGCTCCGTCTACTCCAATAAATTTAAAGTCTGGTATAACTCTACTAACAAAGGCAAATTGTTCACCATCTTGTAAGTCTATATCTCCAGATTGTACAAACACACCATCCATTGGAGAACCGTCATCATCATAACCAGTTTCATGAGCATACACATATCCAGTTGATGAACCTTTTGCAGCTCTTGGTTTTTGATAGATACCGTAATCAATCCAAGCTGTTCTTTCTAACTTACCTATAGACCATGTTTGTTGAACATAATTATATGTTACATATCTATCTATTTCAGCTGAACCAGCGGAAGGATAAAACCAACCTACTTCGTCAAATGTCTGATTTGAAAAACCAAATATTTTATATCGTTCATCGTAGTTAAGATCGCCAAACACATATTCTTTAACAGTGCAAGGTAACGCTTGAATAGAACCTGTATATACATAGAAGTTAGATTTATCCATCCAAAATGTTGCGTCAGCACCATTGACAGCAGCATTAGGTCCTAAAATCGACGGACCCCTAGCGAGGAGAGAAGTGGTAAAGGGAAGGGGTCCGCCTACGAATCGCAATGAAAACAATGCGATGTCGGTCCATACTAATATTTCTTGTCTTGTTTGTAGACCACCAATAATTTCTGAGCCTAAGTTTAATTCTATTTGATCGGCAGTTGAGGTGCCGTCTGTTCTTATTTCCCAATCAACAGCACTATCTTGGTTAGATATTGCTATTATCATAGGGTCTATTGTTCCAGTTCTTGACGCTCCAGATATTGGATCAACACCAAGTGCTATAACATGTCCATCTCTTTCAGATACGATAACTTGATTGGCTTTAGTTGGTGCAAGGTTGGCACCTGCATCAGCCGTAATGTTGGTGGCACGGGAAGCCGTCCCTCCAGACTCATCCCATTTGTAAATAGCTCCACCCCGATAATTAATAATAAGGTCTTCACCGTAGTTATCCTGATTCCATAATCTAAATTCTGTAGGAGTACCATACCCCCAAGAGCCTGAGTTCCAACTACTAGCACCCCAACCACCTAATAAGGATTGCTGGTCTTCTCCAGTTGGAATTTCAAATTTAAATGTTAGAGAGCCTCCAGTATTGGAAGTCGAACCAGAAGCAGTCGTATCTACTGTTATATCAAAATTATCAGCATCTACAACAGCTACCGTATGATTTTTATTAATTTCTGCAATTGGAATACCATTAACTGGTGCTCCAAGGCCAGATATAGTAACAAAATCACCAGTTGCACAACCATGAGATGTGACAGTAAACCGCACAGAAGTTGTGCCATTTGTTGTCATAGGATTGTTTACAGTTTGTGTAGCTCTTAATGGTGTAATGTCATAATAAATACCATCGTTTAAAACATAAAATTTACGGTTAGTGCCTACACCTAAATATTGATTGCCGTCAAAATCAGACCATTCAAATAATGTTCGGCAACTACCTACAAAAGTATTATCAGAATACTTTTCCCAACCACCTATTTTTTGAGGAAGACCAGATTGGAAACGAACAAGATTACCATCAGTCCAGCCACCTTCGTCTGTATAATCTGTTGTTTCTTTATTTATTCCTGG